CCCGATTTTTGCTGGCAGATATTGACTTCGAAGAGCCTTCGGAATTCATACCGACAACTTGCGACGATGCTGATATACAACGTTGTCAGTGGCTCTTGCGTGAGTTTTTACGTCCATCAGATGATGGTGAATACGAGTCTTATTACGTACCTGTCATGGCAGCTTGTGCTGGCATAGGTAGTGTAATTTTTGACGATTGGGTTGCTTGGGTTTTACGCGGCCATCATGGACATAAACCTGATAATATTCGACCATATAAATGGAAAGGTCTCGGTAGATATGCAGGGCATACTAAACTTTATTCGCTAGCAAAAAAACAAGATCCTAATTGGACTAGTTCATTACCTTCTCACTTATCTTTCGGTGTTACAAGTAATGCGAGTGGATACAACGAAACAGATCCACTATTTAATTTCGATGAAATTATATCCCATTCAAAAGGAGAATCTATGGATTTTGAACCTGAACCACTGCCTGATACTAAAGATGTCAAAAAACGTGGTAGACCAAAAAAGTCAAATGATGATGCAGCCAAAGAGCGTGAAGACGATGTAGCAAAAGTCAAGTCTATTTTGACTGACTTGCGTAAAAACAAACTTACCGGAGCAATTGAATATAACAATCATTCTGGCGTAGTCGTTCAATTAGAAGGTCATGATCTTGACCTGATGACTACTAAGCTTGCTTGTGAAAATGGAATATTTATTCCTGAACCTCGCATTAAAGCCGCTATTCAATATGCAGCGCTTAAGAACAGCTATTGCCCTATCACTAAGTATCTAGATCACTGTGCGGCTCATGCTAAGCCACATGACGACTGGGAGTCTGTAGGCACAGTATTTCTAGGCAATCCTCAACCGCTTGCAACGCTAGCCATGCAACGCATGATGATTGGTGCAGTTGCACGTGCCTATCAACCAGGCGAATCAATGTCTTGGCTGCCAATTCTCGTGGGGGCTCAAGGTGTAGGTAAGTCAATGTTTGCACGCAACCTCGTACCAAAAGGATTGTTCTCAGAAATTACAACTCCTTTAGAAACGTTGATGAAGGAGCAGTATCGATTACATGTTGCATGGCTTCTTGAGTTACCTGAAATTGATAACTATTTCAACTCTCGAAACATTGAAAACTTCAAGAACTTGGTCACTAGTCGTGTAGACGAAGTTCGCTATCCCTATGCGGCATTGCCTTCGAAATTGCCAAGAAGGTTCGTGATGATTGGTACAACTAACAGAAACCAGTTCCTAGTTGATAGCACTGGCAACCGTCGATTTGTACCTCTTGAAATTGGTGCAGGTTTTCAGATCCCTTGGAAACGTTTAGCTGAACAACGGGATAGCCTCTGGGCAGCAGCAGTTCATGCATATCGGAGCGGTGTTAGTTATGAGTTTAATAGCGGTGAAATCGCTGCTATTTCTGAATACATCCAAGAGTTTGGTGATCCTGATCCTTGGTTTGAAAAGATTGCTGCATACGTCAGTATTCGTCCCGAAGTTTATGCAGCCGATATTCTGACACAAGCATTAGAGCTTGATCCACGTAATCAGGGTCGTCGTGAAGCTCGTCGTGTTGCTGATGTTCTTCAATCACTAGGTTGGAGACGTTTAAGTACAAAGCGTAAGGATCCGCAGACTAATAAATTTAAGTCTGTTCGGATTTGGCAACGTCCCAAAAATGATCCTCTTGATGAGAATCATATTTTGAACGACTTTTAATTACACATATTTCTCTCGCAACTATTACTATGAAAGCATCTGATATTCAACTTGGTCTTCGCGTGCGTGTTAAATCAAATGATTTGACTGCACTTGTAGTTGGACCCGCTGAGTACTACACATCACGTGCAAAACTTGTACGTATTAAATATGAAAACAGTACTCGTTATGAATACATGATTAATCATCAACTCGAAAAACTGCCTCTAGAAGAGCAGTATCCAGCTAATGGTGGTAACTATGTAAAACCTGAAGGAGATTTTTAATGCCTGAAGCTCAACCCAGCAAAAAACGAGGAGGTCACGCTTACGGAAGACGTGTCATGCAAATGTCCAATACTGCTATAGAAGGTGAGCTATGCCTTTATACGGGCCATTCACTTGGACGTTTCTCTTCTCATTCAATGAGATTTGACAGTCACCAAGCATGTGTTCGTTGTGTAGCGGCTGCTCGTGAAGGTCGTATCTCTTTTAATATCGACTCTCTTCTTAAGGCGAATCGCAAGAAAGCTCTTAAGTTCTGGTCTCAAGTTGAAATCGGTGCACCTGATGAATGCTGGGAATGGAAAGGCTGCATCAACAAACGTACTAAGCAGCCTCAGTTTGCTTGGAGGCGACACGGTCTAACCAGCAGCACTCAGCACCACCCACAACGGGTTGCTATGTGGTTTAGCTGGGGAGACCTTGGTTACACGTCTGTACGCTCAACCTGCGGCAATAAATACTGCTGTAATCCCTTTCATCTAATTCCACAGAATGTCGGGGTTTTTGTTGATCAGGATAGTTACTATGAAAGTTTTGAACTTGCCTGTGAACTACATACACTTAAGCAGCAAGTTGCTGAATATGTTATGGAAGAAGCGCTGAAAGAACAAGAAAAACTTATGGAAAGTGCTGAATTGGCTGAACGTGAAGCACTAATTCTTGACCCCAATACTGTGTATGGTGACAAGTTTGAAGCAGTAATGCTTGATATGCTTGCTGGTCGTCATATAACACAAACATCTTCTGAAAATTCAGGCTTACATCAAGGACCTATTGATAACAACGAAGATGATGAAAATCCCACATTGGATTATTAAATTACTTATCCTTATACAAGAGTCATTCTATTATGTCACGTCGTACTGATTTACTCCAACAATTAATCCAATCAGATAAGTTTGGAGACGAAAAGGAGCAAGAGCAAAAGTTTCTTGCTGCTACCGCTGAACTTATTCTCACTGATTTTATTAACATTGCAAGTAATGGCGTTTTGGCTTATGGCGCAGGAAGTTTAATTATCAATCTTCAAAATGATTCCACCACTTTTATGAGTGGTGTTGATATTGAGAGGGATATCATCGAAGCTGAAAATGCTGAAGATGACGATGTTATTAAGTTCTTACGTAAACTCATTGAAGAAGTTGACGAGAATGACTGGTCTAAAAACGTACTTATTACATTGATCAGTGATGCTGGAACAAGAACATTTAGCGTGGAAGCAGGTGGGAGCCAGGAAAGCCTCCGAACGATCGCAGCAGAATTTAGCGGATAAGCTCCAGGCACAAGGACTTAAACTTCCTTTATATCCAACTCCTCAGCTTATTGAACGTGCTCGTAACGTAATGGGATCAATTGATTTTGATCCTACTTCCGATCCTGTTCAACAAGTTCTTGTTGATGCTACCTCTGTACCAGCAATTAATGTCAACCCTTTAACTGAAACTTGGCACGGTAATGTATGGGTTTCGCCTAAAGGAGCTGTACGTAATACACGAGTTTGGTTGAACAAAACAATTAATGAGTATCGCAATAATCACATTAAAAGTTTTGTCTTCTTTACCAGTGCTTCAGAAATTATGCGGGCTTGTCCTGTTATCTGGGATTATCCTGTTTGTATTCCATTCAAACGAATTAAGCAGCTGCGTGCTACAGCAAAAGGGTTTGAACCTGTCTGCCCATCTTCCTGGAATGTCTTACTTTATGGGCCGCCTTTAGATCAAACTATGTCTGATATCGATAAAGTGACTCTTTTCTATAGTACCTTTAGAGATGTTGGCAGAATTATTTATAACGAATACGCTGGTGACAATTGGTCAAAAGATCTTGATTTCTTTGAGGATCGCAAAGGAGATCTTTAATATGAAACATATTGCCCCTCAATGTTTATACAATTTACCATCTGGTAACTCAGTTCATCCTTGCCGCTTGATTCATAAAGATGGCACTTTGATGTGGAAACATGCTTTACTGTATAACAACAAACTAAATATTCCTCAAGAACATGCACAGGAAGCACACATAATAAAAACTGCTCAGCGCTTGGAAGAACTGAACAGTTGGGTGTCTCTTGAACTTGAACCTTGGGATTGTTTTATTCCTGCAGCTTGGTACGTACCTACAATTACAGAATTATCTTCAGGTATATCCGTTTATTTCAAGCACTTCAGTCAGGATATGAATAAAGTATATGACCTGCTTTTGCCTCATATTCAAGATCACGAGACTTTAGAACAACGAAGTCAATATTTATTCTTTAAACGCTGCTAATTGCGCTCTAACGAGCGCTCTTCTAGTTTATCGCATTTGCTTAATCAACCTTGTTAGATACCACTGTGCTTTCTTTGCATCTTCCAATGGATTGTTTTTTAGCCACATCCTCAACATGTATTTCAAAACTTGACCTTGTAGAAAGCCAGACTCTACACTTGAGGCATGAGAGATAGCATCTTCAATAATATCAATAGCTTCTGTTTTCCCTCCGGTGTAATGAGCCGGGCTCTGAATCATGTCATTCCTTTTGCCTAGCTCCAACCATGCATTGTTTCTATCGTGCTTATGCTCTAACTTGCTGAAAGTCAGTTTCTCAGAAGAAGAGTCGGTCGTTAATTCAGGGTTTTCTTCTCTAAAATTTTTCATGTATTCATCGAATTTGTCGTACTCATAGCAGAACTTTTTGTAATCCATTTGACTCACATCTATTTGACTCATTATCTAATATAAGAATATATTCCTCTAATTGTGTATATGTCTAGCCCACAAGGTGATCCTACATACATTAAAAATAAAGAACAATATTTTATGAGTTTAGCTAAAGCAGTTGGTGCTGCTTCTACTCATCCGACCGCACCAGGAGGATGCATCGTTGTCCGCGATCGCGAAATACTTGGAGATGGACGCAGCCTTTTAACAAGCAGTGGCATTGAAATCGATTGTGTCTGTTATGCCATTGCTGCAGCTGCTAAACGTGGGACTCCAATGGCTGGAGCTGTTGTCTATACCACTCGCTATCCTTTTTCCGCGTCTATCTTTCAATGCCATGTGATGGGCATTAAAAAAATAATTATCACTGCTCATCAGTGGGAGCCATATTACAAATATGAATTCCGTAGAGCTGGTCGATTAGCTCGCGAACTATCTATTGCAATTGAACCATTTCACGATAATGAAGATCCAAGATTTGCCGTCAACAAAGCACTTGACCAAGAGATCGATGAAGAACTCTATCCAGACTCCAATCCATTTAAACCAGATGACTACGACCCAAAAACCTCAGACGAAAACTTCGGTGAAGACTGAGCTTCTATTTGATATTGAAAGTACCGGCTTGCTTAGACGTGGTTCTAAGATGCATTGCATCGTTGTACGTAATGTAGCTGATACAGCTGAGCCTGAAGTATTTGACCATTTACCTGAGCGCACTATTCATCAAGGTGTCAAAACACTTGAACGTGCAGATGTACTTATTGGCCACAATATTATTGGTTACGATATTCCTTTAATTAAGGAGCAGTATCCAGACTTCAATCCTACTGGTGAAATTATTGATACGCTTATCATGAGTAGATTGTTTTATCCAAAGATTGAGGATAGAGACTACGAACGGCGTCCAGAAGGAATGCCTCAGCGTCTATACGGTCGTCATAGCCTCAAAGCTTGGGGTTATCGCCTTCAGTGCTTTAAAGGCGACTTCGGTGAAGACAAAGAATCTTGGAAAGAATATACGCCTGAAATGCTTGATTACTGTATTCAGGATACTGAAGTTACATACAAGCTTTATCAAATGCTCATGCGTCGGATGAGTACTTACGAATAATCCATGAACCAAAAATGATTGCTGATTACGTCAAACTAGAAATGCAAGTAGCTGAAATCATGTCTCAGCAAGAAGCTTCAGGTTTTCGCTTTGACATGGATGCTGCTATTCGCGTTCGCTCAGAACTTCAAGAAGAGTTCGACGCTTTATCTCAACGCATTACTTCCGTTTATAAGTATGTACCCGGTAAAGTTTTTACTCCTAAGCGTGCTGATAAAAAGAAGGGTTATGTAGCAGGTGCGCCAATGACAAGACTTATTGACTTCAATCCAACGTCTCGTCAAAACATTGCATGGGCACTTCAAACTTTTCGCGGTGCTCGTTTTACAAAGGTTACTAACACTGGTAAGCCCAAGGTTGACGAAGCAACTATTGGCGAGATGCGGGACGCTGCTTTGTCTCAAGGAAATCAACTACTTCATGATGAATGTGAGATGTTTATTCGACTTCTTACATTGCAGAAGTGGTTAGGGCAACTGTCGGAGGGAACCAACTCTTGGTTCAACTCTATTGAGGGCGACGGTTGCATCCATCACAGCTGCACACTTGCTACCCAAACCGGTCGTAACGCGCACCGTGGTCCCAACCTTGGTCAAGTAGTTTCCGCACCGTGGGCACGTGAGTTGTTTGTTCCACATCCTGGAATGGTAATGGTGGGTGCTGACTTAGAAGGCTTAGAACTCAGATGCCTTGGTCATTACCTCAGCCGCTACGACGATGGAAACTTTGCTGACGTTGTACTCAATGGTGATATTCACCAGCAGAACGCTGATCGTGTTGGCTGTACTCGTAAAGAAGTCAAGACTATCACCTATGCTTTTATTTATGGCGCTGGTGACGCAAAGCTTGGCCACAGCTTATCTCCAGAACTATCTGACGCACAAAAGAAGACTCTCGGTGGAGAACTTCGGCGTAAGTTCCTCGATGCAATCCCTGGTTTGGAGCCGTTAATTGATGCAGTTA